AAAAGCGAGTGGCATCAAGCCACTCGCAAAGCTCTATTGACTATCTCGTAATCTACTGACCATATCTCTGTACTCACTATAACTTATGTAATGGTCTTGTGGTCGTGTTGGTGTTTCTGTTAGCTTACCAATATAATTAATAATCCTATTCATGTAGATATCAAGATAGTCATTAAGACATTGTTGAGTACAACAACCATGATACCAGAAACGATTACTATTTCTATTTTGATAAACCTTGCTACCCTTTACACCTCGCAATCTATCTTGTGTATCTCGTGCATAGCATAAAGGGTTTTGACAATAGTTCTTACTCACTTCTTAACCTCGTGACTATCTTCAATCATTTCATCAACTGTATCACTATCAAATGTTCCTAGTTCTGGGTCAT